CCACCAGATCTGCTGGTACACCTAGCGGAAATCTTGCTGACAAGTCTCCTAGAGTCTCTAGAGATAAAACTGGAAAACCGATGTATTGATAGGCACTTTTCAAACTGTCCACTGGGGGTCGTCAAGACCCCTTTTTTCTTGTATAATAACTTCAGTTGAAACAAACAAAGCAACCAATGTCCCTCTCTACTGAATACATCGTCACTTCTTTACAAGAACTTTATGGAGAGTCTGTAACTGGTTCTGATATTCGTGGATGGTGTGCGATGAACGGATCCAACTATCAGACAGTTACAAATAAAATTGCTGATTATAAAGTTGGTCGTGGTAAGTGGAACCTGACTATTCAGGAAAAACTTGAGCAAACATATCAGGCACCTCCTGCCATGCCTACTGTTGAGCAAAATTTGATTCCTGATAAAGATGATACTTTCGTCAAGTTTGGTAACTTTGGTGATCTTAAAAAAATTATTCAGTCCCGTCTTTTCTATCCAACGTTCATTACGGGTCTTTCGGGTAATGGTAAAACGTTGTCTGTAGAGCAAGCTTGTGCTCAACTTGGACGTGAACTTATTCGTGTAAACATTACTATTGAGACTGATGAAGACGATCTTATTGGCGGTTTCCGTCTTGTCGATGGGGCAACTGTTTGGCATAACGGACCTGTCGTTGAAGCACTCGAACGTGGAGCAATCCTGTTACTCGATGAAGTTGACCTTGCTAGCAATAAAATCCTCTGTCTCCAGTCCATCCTTGAAGGTAAGGGTGTGTTCCTGAAGAAGATTGGTAAGTATGTAAAACCAACAAAAGGTTTCAATGTATTTGCTACTGCGAACACAAAAGGTAAAGGTTCTGAAGATGGTCGTTTTATCGGCACTAATGTTCTGAACGAAGCATTCTTGGAACGTTTCCCAGTAACTTTTGAGCAGGCATATCCTACTCCTGCGACTGAACAGAAAATCCTTGAGGGTATTGCTTTGGATCTTGGAGTGGAAGATCGTGACTTCTGCAAACGTCTTGTTGATTGGGCAGATATCATTCGCAAAACTTTTTATGATGGAGGTATTGATGAAATCATCAGCACTCGTCGTTTGGTTCACATCATCCGTGCTTTCAGCATCTTCAAAGATAAAGCAAAAGCAATCCAAGTTTGTGTGAGTCGTTTTGATGATGAGACCAAACAATCATTCTTGGAACTCTACGACAAAGTGGATGCTGATTTTGTGATGCCTACTGAAGAGCAGCAAAAAGAATCTCTTGACGCACACAACTTTTCTTGATATAATAGGTTATGACTAACTCTTGGTCCATGCTATACGATGAAATTTTAAAAATGGATGACTACATTAACTTAAATTTTTCAGAAGGTCCTGTTGATTTTATTCCAACTCCAACAGCAACTCCTTTCAAATATAATGAAGAGGAGATTGTAAAAGAACTTCTTGAATATATTAGAGGAACTTATAGGCAACATTATTCTGCTGGTGACGATAAAATTCAGACATTGGATTTGATTGAAGCTTGTGGAGATGGTGAAGCATTCTGTAGATCTAATATTCTTAAGTATGCTTCTCGATATGATAAGAAAGGGTCAGCACGACGTGATATAATTAAGATCCTTCACTATGCTGTTCTTCTGATGCATTTCAATGATAAGAATGCAAATCGTGAAATCTACCCTCAATAATAATGAAACTAAACTCCAAAATCATGAAACTCTCTGACAATACTTTAATTCTGCTTAAAAATTTTGCAGGTATTAACAATTCTATTCTAGTAAAGAGTGGAACTAAACTTCGTACAATTTCTATTGCTAAAAATATTTTAGCAGAAGCAGATATTAGTGAAGAGTTTCCTCGTGATGTTGCCATTTATGACCTTAATCAATTTTTGAATGGATTAAGTCTTCATCAAGATCCTGATCTTGATTTTGGTTCCGATTCTCATATCAGCATTAAGGAAGGAAAACGTCGGGTAAAGTATTTTTATGCTGATCCTAATGTGATTATTTCTCCTCCTGAAAAGAAGATTGAACTTCCTACTAAGGATGTATGTTTTCAATTAGATAGTGGATCCTTAGAAAAACTTGTAAAAGCAGCAGCAGTTTATCAACTTCCTGATTTATCTGCTATTGGTGAAAATGGTGTCATCAAACTGGTGGTTCGCGATAAGAAAAACGATACTTCTAATGAGTATGCGATTGTTGTTGGTGAAACTGATAAACAATTTTCGATGAATTTTAAAGTTGAAAATATCTCTAAAATTATTAATACCTCTTATGACGTTGTAATTTCCAGTAAACTTCTTTCTCAATTCACCAGTAAGAAATTCAATCTTTCTTATTGGATTGCTTTAGAACCTGATTCTACCTTTGAATGAACTTATTTACTGTAATGAGAGTAGTTGGTAGCATTACAGTAATTGCTGCCTACTTTGTTGTATTGCACATCAATTTAACTCTTGGTGTTATCATGAATGTAATTGCAGACACTATTTCAATACCATACTTCATCAAAACAAAATCTTGGGATATCGTTTTGATGTTGGCATTTCTTTTGGTGATCAGTTTTAGTAAACTTTTGTCATGAATGTTTGCAAGGATTCGTTTTTCGATTACTATGAAACTTTGAAGGACTAACTTTGAATATCTTCGTTACAGATCAAGATCCATGGAAGTCTGCTGTGGTTCTCCCTGACAAGCACATTGTCAAGATGCCCCTAGAGACTTGCCAGATGCTTGCTATCGTATGCTCTGATAAGTGGGGTCATAATTTCGGCACTCTTCCCAAAGCAGACGGTACTCCTTATGCTACTGAGAAGGGTGCTTTTCGTAATCATCCCTGTACTATCTGGGCAAGTGAATTTGTCAACAACTGGCAATGGTTACTCGCTCATGGTCTTGCTATGTGTGATGAATACACTGCTCGCTATGGTAAGGTACACACCTGCCATAAGACCCTTCTAGCAGCGCGTGAGATACTTCCTACAGCAGATCCACAAGGTCGTAGCGGAAAAGATCCAACTCCATTTGTTCGGGCAATGCCTGATGAATATAAACTTGATATCAGCATTTCAACTTTTGAAGCGTATAAGATGTACATTGCATCTAAACCATGGGTGTGCGATAATTACTTGAGATTACCAAATCGTAAACCTGAATGGGTATGAATGGAAGAACAATATGGTTGGGATACCAAAGATGAGTTCCCCGATGAAAGTACCGAGTTTCCTTCTTCCCGAAGAGTTAAAACACTCTATCTTTATGCATTAGAAAGTGGTGGATGTATCATGCACGATGGATATATCCAAATAGGTATTATGAAACACAGTGTTGAGAAACACATAGAACTAAATCCCACTGTCAATTGGATTGTAACCTACTGGTGTCCCGACATATTTACTAACAGATATAAGAGGGCAACATTTCAAAAAACTGAAAAGAAAAATGAGGGCAGTCCAAGAACAGATAATCAGGGACAGGGTATGGATTTGGACATAAAACCGAAAGGTTGTGGTATACTAAAAGACAAGTAGATTTGATTATGAGCAACTTCATCTGGTGCGAAAAATATCGACCACAAACTATTGAAGAATGTATTCTTCCTGAGAGTACGAAGAAGACCTTTCAATCTTTCCTAGATAAAGGAGAGATACCTAATATGCTACTTGCCGGTCCTCCAGGCATCGGTAAAACAACAGTGGCAAAGGCACTATGTAAAGAACTTGGAGTGGATGTATATGTCATCAACGGATCCGATGAAGGACGATTCCTTGATACCGTCAGAAATAATGCGAAAAACTTTGCTTCGACCGTATCGCTTACGTCAGATTCTAAACACAAAGTCATTATCATTGACGAAGCTGACAACACATCCAATGATGTACAACTCCTCCTACGGGCGTTTATTGAGGAGTTCGCTGGCAATTGTAGATTCATCTTTACCTGTAACTACAAAAACAAAATCCTCGAACCCCTCCATTCCCGATGTGCCGTCGTTGAGTTTGGAATCAAAGGAAAAGAACGACAAGGAATCGCAGCACAGTTCTTCAAACGCATCCAACAAATCTTGGATGCAGAAGGTGTTGAATATGATAACAAGGTCCTGGTAGAATTAATCAATAAGCACTTTCCTGATTGGAGACGTGTTCTTAATGAATGCCAAAGATATTCCGTAAGTGGGAAAATCGACTCTGGTATTCTTGCCACTTTTTCGGATGTAGCAGTCAATGAACTGGTTAAAAACCTTAAAGAGAAGAATTTTCCCGAAGTACGTAAATGGGTTGTCAATAACCTGGACAATGATACTACTGTCCTACTGCGTCGTATTTACGATGCTTGTTATGATTCCTTGGTTCCGAATAGTATTCCTGCTGCTGTGCTTGTGCTTGCTAAGTATCAGTATCAAATGGCATTTGTGGCAGACCAAGAAATAAACTTACTTGCCTGTTTAACTGAAATTATGGTGGAGTGTACTTTTGAATGAAAAAATTACTTTTTATTCCATTACTACTAGTCTTTGGTAGTCCTGCTATGTCCGACTATCGTCAAAGTGGTGGAATGCAACAGACTGATTGTTATGAAACTATCTATCGTGAGGAATATATTCCTGGAACGTCGCAAAGTCCAGGTAGAGTAAGATCTTATAGAGAAAGAGTTATAGTTCCTTGTAATAATCGACAATCTACTTACCCTGAAACTGGAACTTCAAATTCTAATATAGATAATAACTCCTGCATTGAAGGTAGTATTTTAGGTGGTATTACTGGAGCAGGAGCTGGTGCTGTACTTTCTCAAGGTGATGGTAGATGGTGGGCAATTCCTCTAGGTATTGTCACTGGTAGTATGGTTGGATGTCAAATTGATGGAGGTTAATCCAAATGAACGTTAAATTAATTCGTATGTGGTCTGGTGAAGATGTCATTGCAGAATTGCAAGACAACTTAGAAGATTTTATTGTTATTATAAATCCAATTGTCGCTATTCCAACTAATGGTGGTCAAATTGGATTTGCTCCATGGTCTCCACTTTTAAAGAGTAGAGGTGTTGAACTAAAAATAACTCAGAAATATATTGTCTATATCTCTGATCCTCAGGAGGAAATTATAGAGCAGTATAAGCAAATGTACTCTACAATTCAAACTCCGAGTAAAAAACTGGTTTTGTGACTTAAATGAGAATTGGAGTCATGTGTTCTGGAAACGGAACTAACTTTGAGAACATCGTTGAAAATTGTCCAGACCATGAAGTTGTAGTTATGATCTACAATATCAAAGGATGTGGTGCTCAAGAAAGAGCAGAACGATTGGGTATTCCCAACTGTCGTATTAAGAGTATTGATGAACAAAAAATAATTGATAAACTTAATAGGTACAAAGTTGATTTGGTAGTTCTTGCGGGTTGGATGAAGATTATTACACCGGGATTGATTCATGCTTTTCCGAATAAGATAATTAATATTCATCCATCATTACTTCCAAAGTATAAAGGTCTTAATGCCGTTAAACAGGCATTAGACAGTGGGGATAAAATCACTGGATGTACAGTTCACTATGTGACTGAAGAGTTAGATTCTGGAGGATGTATTGATTCTTCTTCTGTTCCTATTTGTGTAGGAGATACAGAAGAAACTTTACATCACAGAGTTCAGAGAGCAGAACATCGTTTACTTCCTATGGTAATTAACAATTTATTTGGGAATATAAATTAAATGGAATGGGAATGGTTCATTGAGTTACTACAAATGAGACAAGATAAAATTGATACACAAGGCATGAGTCTTCCCTCTAAGGGTAATACTAATTTTAAAAGAGAAGTTCCTCCAATGCCAGTAAAGAACCGTACAATCTTTAGTGCAGAAGAGCGTGAAGAGTTAAAGCAG